TACCATAAACGATATGGTTTACATTGGTGTAACCAAAAATCCGCATCACCGGATGATTGCTCATGCTTGTTTTACAACGCCAACAAAGTCAATTATTAAAAACGCCATCAAGAAGTACGGGCGCGACAAGTTTCATTTGCAAGTTTTATTGACATCAACGCAAGAGTATTGCTACGAGATGGAACGCAAAACCATTGAAGCGTATAACACGCTAAAGCCAAACGGTTACAACATTTGCACTGGTGGTGTTGGTGCTATTGGAATCTTTGGCGACATGAATGGTATGTTTGGTCGTAAGCATTCCCCAGAGACTCTGGAGAAAATGCGTCAGGTAAGAGTTGGTACAAAAGCCACTGCTGAAACCAAAGAGAAAATGCGTGTTTCTCATTTGGGTCAAAAACGTTCTGCTGAAAGCTGTGAAAAGATGAAACAGATTGCATTAAACAGAAGCCCTGAACTGCTGGCAAAAATGCGTGAAGCTCGCAATGCGACTTTTGCTCGTAAACGATTAGAGAAGGTGCAATAAGATGTCCAATCGCTACAAAGGCGGGATTATCTCCGCAACGCCACCTACGACCAGCACAACCGCTGCGTCTGGCGCATGGACATTAGAACAACAAATGCAGGCTCAAGCCGCCGGTACTTGGCCTGCCACACCTAACTACATTGAGGAAGTGTTTAGCACGTATTTGTATTCTGGTAACAGCTCTACGCAGACCATTACCAATGGTATTGACTTGTCTACCAAGGGTGGGTTGGTTTGGGTTAAAGGTAGGAATGAAACTTTTTACCATCGGTTGGCTAGTTCGCCCGGCCCAACACTGCCTAACTACGTTGCATCTAATGCGACTGATGCCGCGAGTTCAGGCAATGGAACAATTTCAGCGTTTACAACAACTGGGTTTACTGTCTCTGCGGGTGGCGGCGGTACAAATACTAGCGGCTATAGCTATGCCTCATGGACATTCCGCAAGCAACCAAAGTTTTTTGATGTTGTGACTTATACGGGTGATGGGGTTGATGGGCGAAACATTTCGCATAACTTACAAAGTGTGCCCGGTTGTATTTTTATTAAAAGAACAGATAGCATAGGTGATTGGATTGTGGGGCATAGAAGCGCAGCTTTGCCTAGGATACTTAACAGCAGTGCGGCTTCTTATGCAAACACAGGTGTTATTACCACTGCTAACAATACCTCAACCACATTTTATGTAAGAGATGATGCACTTGTAAACGCTACTGGCGGTACATACGTTGCGTATTTATTTGCCCACAACGCAGGAGGCTTTGGTCTTGCTGGTACAGATAATGTGATTTCATGCGATACATATACAGGTAATGGCTCGACGACGGGGCCAGTAATTACACTTGGTTACGAACCACAGTGGATATTGATTAAACGCACAGATGCCACAGGCGATTGGGCAATATTTGACACTATGCGGGGCTTGGCGGTGCAAGGAGAAACCGCACGTTTAAACCCAAATACAACGCAAAACGAACCTACAGTTTCAAACACATTTGCGGCTGTTTCATCTACAGGTTTTTATTTACGGTCAAACAATACTTCGGTTAACGCTTCCGGCGGTACATATATTTACGTAGCCATTCGCCGTGGGCCAATGAAAGTGCCTACAGACCCAACTAAAGTGTTCTGGACAGGTCTTGGAAATGGAAGTGCTACAGTCCCAGCGTTTGTTACTGGATTCCCAGTCGATGGCGGTTTCAACCGCCTTGCTTACACCGGTGCTACAAGTAATATTGCAACTGCCCGTTTGACCGGTAATCAATACTTAATTACAAACGCAGAAGATGTTGCTAGTAGTGATTTTGACTTTGTTTACGGTAGTAATACGGGATATATTGAAGGTAACTATGGCGGTGCTGGGGGTTATACGCAAGCAACCGCATGGGCGTTCCAACGTGCGCCGTCATTTGTAGATATTGTTTACTACACAGGGACAGGAGTAGCTAGGACTGTAGAGCATAACTTGGGTGCAGTGCCTGAATTAATGCTTGTAAAGCGCAGAAGTACTGTTGCCGAATCTTGGGCTGTTTATTCAACAACAATTGGAAACACAAAGTTTCTCAGGTTTAATCAGACGTTGGCTGCAACATCTAGCGCGGATAGGTGGAATAATACAACTCCAACATCTTCTGTTTTTACACTAGGCATTGATTCCGAAGTAAATGCTTCTGGCCAAACATATATTAATTATCTATTCTCTACTTGCCCCGGCGTTTCAAAAGTTGGCAGTTATTCAGGCACAGGTGCAACACAAACTATTAATTGTGGTTTTACGGGTGGCGCAAAGTTTGTTCTTATAAAACGAACTGATACAACTGGTGATTGGTATTTTTGGGATACAGTCCGTGGCATGGTCGCTGGGACAAACCCTTCGTTGCTTTTTAACAGTACAGCGGCGCAAGTAAATGCAAACAGCGTTTACACGGTTACAACAGGCTTTCAAATTGTCAGCACAGTCGCCGGTATCAATGCCTCTGGCGGCACATACATCTTCTTGGCAATCGCATAAGGAAAAATCATGCAAGTACGAATCAGACAAACAGGCGCGGTTATTTTTGACCATGAGTTTCGCAAGTTACATTTTGGTCTTGGGCTTCCGCACGACCTAACAGAAGAAATTTTGAACGCTTGGGGGGCAGACATTGTATTTGAAGGCCCACAGGCTACAGGCGGTACGGTATATCAGTACAGCCAGCGTGATGGCGTTGAGCAGCTTGACGGCAAGTGGTACTCCAAGTACATCCTTGGCCCAGTGTTCACAGATGGCGAAACTACAGCCGCTGAACAAGAAGCCGCTTACAAAGCCATGAAGGACGCAGAGCAAGCCAAGTCTGTACGCCAAATCCGCAACGACAAACTTGCAGAAACTGACTGGCGCTATCGCCGCGACCAGACAACGACACCCGAATGGGACGCATACTGCCAAGCATTGCGTGATGTGCCAACGCAGGCTGGTTTCCCTTGGACAATCGTGTGGCCTACTCAACCGGAGTAAGTAATGAGTCAAAAATACCCCGGTGGTTTAATTACCAAAAGCCCAATCACACCCAGCGGCCCGTATCAAAACGATACGGCTTCAGGGATTTGGACGCTTGACCAACAAGTTTATTGGCAGAAACTAGGTCAGTGGCCCACGGCTGGAAACCTTCCTGTTGACCCCCAATTTAACTACGTCACGATGCTGCTGCATGGTGATGGGACTAATGGCGCACAGAACAATACATTTCTAGACAGTAGTTCAAACAACTTTACCATTACCCGCAATGGCAATACAACCCAAGGTTCTTTCTCGCCTTATGGGTCTAATTGGTCTAATTATTTTGCAACAAGTGCAGGGGTTCAATTCCCGTACACATCATCATTGACTTCTTGGTGGACGCAAGACTTCACAATGGAGATGTGGATTTTTAACAACACAAATGCAGTTTCTGGCACAAATAGTTTGCCACTACAGTTTGCTCATGGTGTCTATAACTCAACACCAACATTTTGGTCGTTTGGCACAAATGCTTCAGGGCAAGTTGAGTTTTACTACTTTAACGGAAGTGGTATTCGATTAGCAAGTACAACAACCGCATCATTGGGCACGTGGAATCATATTGCTATGGTTTATACAAACTCAAGTGGCAATATTTCATTGTATCTAAATGGTGTTTCTGTTGCGTCTGCAACTAAATCAGGAACGCCGCAGAACTCTGTTACTAGCACTGTAAACATTGGTGCTGTACAAAACACTTATTACAACGGCTACATTTCAAATCTTCGTGTTTTAAATGGAACTGCGTTATACACCACAACATTTACGCCAAGTACAACACCGCTAACTGCAATTACAAACACGCAATTGTTGACTTGTCAGAGCAATCGTTTTGTTGACAACAGTACAAACAACGCAACACCAACAATAATTGGTACACCAAGCGTTCAACGCTTCAACCCATTTGGTGCTTCTACCGCCTACTCCACAAGCGTGATTGGTGGGTCAGGGTACTTTGATGGTAATGGGGATTATTTAACGGTTCCAGATGCTTCCGCATTAGATTTTGGAACTGGCAACTTTACAATGGAGGCTTGGGTTTACGCTACAAGCCTAGCAAACAATCCATTTTTAATGCACAAGTCAACTGGAAACGGAAGTAACACTGGTTGGTTTTTTGAGATTGGCCCCGGCGCTGTATATTTTGGCCCCGGTACAAGTAGCGGAACATTTGCTACGTTTTCATCATCTGCTATATCCACAAACAATTGGTTTCATATTGCGGTTACAAGAGTTAGCACAACGATTCAGTGTTTTGTCAATGGGACATCTATTGGGACTTCAACAGCCTCTAATTATGGTAATAACGTAGACAATTCAGCCGCGTTTGGAATTGGCTCTTGGCAAGTAGTTAGTAACTCATTTGACTTAGCGGGATATATTTCGGACTTGCGGGTTGTCAAAGGCACAGCAGTTTACACAAGTAACTTTACGCCCCCTACTGCACCGCTGACAGCAATCACAAACACATCTTTACTTTTAAACACAACCAACGGCGCAATCTTTGACAACGCCATGATGAACGACTTAGAAACTGTGGGTAACGCACAGATTTCTACAAGTGTGGTGAAGTATGGAACAGGGTCTTTGTATTTTGATGGAACGGGAGATTATTTACAAATTCCGTCAACACCAAATTTTGCTTTTAAAACTGGTGACTTTACTATTGAATTTTGGTGGTATCCACTTTCTTCTGCATTACAAGAAGCGGCTTTCTTTACTGTTGGGGCGGCGCTTTCTTCTGCTAATGCCATGTCTGTATTTACAGATACTAGTCGTGGGTTATTAGTTTTTTCTAATGGTGTTTATATTGTTAGTGGATATGGTGCAGACCCAACAGTTAACCAATGGAATCACATGGCGGTAACTAGAACTAGCGGAACATTAAGAACATTTGTAAATGGAATTTTTAAACAATCAGCAAGTTTTACAAACAGCATAAATGCCGCAATTAGTTTTGTTGGCCGTTTGGATTCAACCGCACTATACGACCCAAACGGGTATATTGATGACATGAGAATTACAACGGGTTATTCAAGATACCCAACTAGCACAAACTTTACACCGCCAACTGTGGCATTCTTTAATTACGGCCCGAACTAAGGAGCATTCATGTTTATTGCAAAAGTAGAAAACGGAAACATCGGTGAGATTATCGACTTCCGCAAGTATTTTGGAAAGACTGATTCGGTTACAGACGAGCAGTTAGCTACTGAAGGCTTCGTCAAAGTTAACTTGTACCGCGACCATAACCGCTTGACCCAGAAGCTTGTGGCTTGCGACCCTGTGCTGGAAAACGGCTGGGTGTACAAGGTTGCCGTAGCCGACCTGACCGCAGAAGAAATCCAGTCTGCCAAAGACGGTGCGATGGCTAACATTCGTGGTCAGCGTAACACCTTGCTTGCCGCCTGTGACTGGACGCAGATTGCCGACAGCACCGCAGATAAGACTGCGTGGGCTTCATATCGCCAACAACTGCGTGATCTGCCTGCTGGGATTGTGGCTCTGGCTATTGACCCCCGCACATTCAACGACTGGCCTCGCGACCCTAACTGGGTTGACAGGACTATCTAATCATGTGGGACTGGGCTGAAGCATTTATTGCGGCGGCCTGTATGGTGGCCTTCGTCATCTATGGCACGTACATAATTGCATGGACTTTGGTGTGATGAATGCGTTGGCTTATCCTGTTACTGCTGTTGGGGCTAGTTGGAGCCGTAGCCAAGAATGGCTGCCATGTACGCGAGTTCTGGTCAATTGCTTGGACAATCCACAACCCTTCCGAGCGCCATCAGCAGATGTCAATGTGGCTGACAAACAATGCACAGCACTGTCGATCTCAAGATTATGTGGTGATGTGGAACAACTTGTCAGAGTGGGCTGGCGCAGCAGATTCGGCAGAACTCAGAACTAAAGTTATTCATGGATACAAAGATGCACTTGAGCGAGAGAAGAAATGAAGATCAGCTACGACAAGTGGTATCCGATAGTTCAACCTACCGCGACCACGCAGACAGATGTGTTTGCTAAGCGGGTGGAAAGGCTTGATGCTGAACGTGCTTTAAACACACAAATAGCGCAACAGGTAAAGAAGTTTCATCAGTATGAGTATGAGATTTATGAATACAGGATGCGGCAGATAACGCTGAACATTGACATCACAAACCTTAAACGCGAGATTGACAAACTTGTATGACCAGAAAACCGATACCCAGACCGGTCAAGAAGACATCACCGGACACAAGGGACAAGCTGACGCTGTACGTCACGCTCATGGTAAGCACAACCCTATGTATCTCCGTGTTGGCCATGGTGGTCAGCTTTATGTTGGGTCTGTGGGCCAAGGAAGTGGACAACGCAGAAATT